CTTACTCCATGTAGCAATCGTATTACCCCATGCTGCTGCAAATGGAGATACTAAACGAGCTGCAACTGCATATTGCTTCTGTCGCATTGCATCGTAGTAAAGCTTCTCAATCTGCTTTGCTGCATAATTGTTAGCGATTGTATGCATATCATCTGCAACAAGTCCTCGATCATCAAGTGTCTTGACTGCTTCACGCATACGAACCAATGCTGGGTTTTCAAACCCTGCCTTGACTCCAAAGACTTTAATGCCACGAAGTTCCTTCTCAGCAATAGCAAGAACCTTTTCGGCTTCTGCCTTGGTCATAAGGTTTAGGTTCTCTGCAACACCATTCCAGTATTGCTGCTTAAACTCTGGGCCAAGTGCTGCTCGCTTTTCAATGGATGCAGATACTTGGAAGAACTTAGATGCTGCTCGATCCCATTGACCTCGGAAGGATGCAACTGCACGGACATCATCTGTTGGAAGTTTAAGTTGACCGATAGCCTTTGAGATGTCTGTTGAATCAATATATCCCTTGAGGATATTAGCAAGCCATACATCCTTGGATTGTGTTCCCTTTGGATTAAAACCCGGAGTTCTGGCTCCATCAACTGCAACCATTGGGTTACCGGCAATGAAATCACGAAGCTCTTGACGGCCACCAGATAGGTTATCTACACCTTCTGCAACTACCTTGAAGTAGTTCTCCATAGCCTGACGAGCAATAGACTCATCCGCATCAAGCATCAATGCACGATTAAGTTCATCGACCTTGGCAATCTGTGTACGAAGCAAGACTCCTTGCTCAGTCTCAAACATAAAGTCAACAATTAACTTCTGGTAATCACGAGATGGATCTAATCCTTGTGCTTGCTTCTTAGCAATGAAAGCTTCTGCTTCCTTGAACCAAGGTGTGAACTTTCCATTTGCACCCTTGATTCCACCTTCTAGACCACCGGCAACAAGTCGAGCCATTGCTGATTCACGGAACTGAAGTATTGCTCCAGCCCATGCACGGTTAAAGTTTCGTTCTCCGGGAGTAATGAAACGCATACCGGTAGGCAAGATCTGAGATAGACCACGAGATCCTTGACCCATACCAACACCGATTGAACGAGACATCATTACAGCAAACTTATCTGCATCACCAAGAGCTGCTGACTTAAACCCAGCAGCATCAAGATCCTTGATTGCTTGGTCAAAGTTTGTGCCGAATACTGTGTTATCGAAACGAGACCAACGAGTTGCAAACTTAGATACTGCATTACCCTCTGGGTTAGCAATCATCATTGAGATGAACTGTAGTGGGTGATTGAATAGGGTTGTTGATCCACCAAGAAATGAACGAACCTGCATATCACCGATGTTTCGTAGGATGTATGAAACACGACCTACGAGAACTGTCTGCTTGAAGAATGAATCGAATAGATCAGTAGTTACTGTTCTAAGTTGCTGTGCATTCTGTGACTGTGAGAAGAGGTTTCTTGTCTTTCCTGTGAGCTGACGAATGGCTTCGATGTCAGGCCACTTGACAAAATTTGCAAGTTGAGAGTCAATAAGTGGATCCAGTTGGGTGAACTTTTGTGTCTTCCCAGCGACCTTAAATTCTCTTGTTCCGATGTCCTTGCCAGCAACTTGTGCCAAGAACTTTCGGTTAGCATCCTGCTCCTTCTTAAATACTCTAGCCGCATCATCAAGCATACGGATCTGTTCTTCTGTTAGGTTAGGAGCCTTCTCCTTAACCAAAGACTTTAATGTATCGATGAAGACATTGAATCGTTCAGTCGATGTTGTAGCAGCCATCATTGCCTTAATAGATGTCTTCTGTAGTTCAGGAGATGCCTTAAGGAATGGCAAGGTGTCATTCATTTCTTTAACCAACTTATCAACATCATCTAGATGGATAAGATTCTTGGTAGGTGCAAACCGTGTAAATGGTGCAGTTACCTTGTTGGTTCGCAGGAATGATCGTGCTTCATTTTCTGCGTTAAGTAGGAAGTTAGCAAAACCTTCATGATGTAGTTTTAATGACTCAGGTGCATAGAAACTTGACTTGAATTCAATGGCACGAGATTGTGCAGCAAGACCGATCTTGGTTCCACGAGATAGTTCTAGTCCAACCTCACTAGCAAGAAGCCCCATGACTTCCTTTTCGCTAGTTGCAGCAGCTAAACGCTTAGCAAGATCAACAGAGATGTTGCCATTCATTGCTCGCCATAGATCGTCATATTGTTCTGGGCCATAGTGAACTGCAATAAACTTGGCAGCATTCTGACCCATTGGGCCAAAGAATGCTTTAGCGGCTTGCTGGTAATCAATAATCTGCTTGCCGCCTACGGTCATAAGACCGAACTCGGCTTCCATTGCTAGTTGCTTACGACCTCGTGCTTCTTCAAGAAGCATACGAGCTTCTTCATCAGACTTGACTCGATCTTGAACATACTTGAGATTATCTTTCCAAGCCTTCTCAGCCTTGTCGAGTTCCTTTTGGACACCTTTTGTAACCTTACCCATTTCGGCAAGTTGCTTATTGATGTCTGCAAGTTGCTCCATGACTGTAAGGCGAGGTGCTGCTGCACCTTCTACAAGACCTGTAACCTGTTGAGTAATTGCACCCTTAGTTGTAAGTGCTTGAACACCAAGGTCATTGATGTCTGGTGAGTTAATTGCATCAGCCTTGAATCGACCAAAGTCAGAAATCTTTGCATCAAATGGATCTACTGCTCGTGGGAAGTAAGCGTATCCGCCACCACCCATACCACGAGTTGCACCTACATTTTCAAAGCCTTGGATACCGGCTCTTTCATATGCAGCAAATAGTTGTTCTGTAAGTCCAGCCTTTTGTGCTGACTGAATAAGTTCTGCATGAGTTGCACCCGGTGTATCAATTACATCAAGAACTGTCTGTAATTTAGATTCCTGAATACCAGCAGCAGTTCCAATGTCAATAAGATTGGAACCAATCTCGTTAGATACACGAGTTGCTTGTGGTGAATCTCCAGCCTTGATAAGACCTGTCCACTTGATAAGGCGTGGCTTCTGCTTTGCAGCTACACGAACTACAGCATCTAAACCATTGCGAATACCTTGGGTTGCTGCACGATCACCCTTCTTAAGGGCTGCCTCTTCGAGAGTATGGACAAGACCCGGAGCTAATTGCTCTTGCTCTTTAAGTGCTTGTCCTGCACGAACTACTTCATCAAAACCTTTGTTATCAAGGATGCTTTGAACTTCTGCTGCACGACCAGCAGTATTGAGTTCCAAACGGTGAGCCATAAGGTCTTCTGCCTTACGAGCTTCGCCTACAAGTTGGCCTTTTGTTTCAGTTGCAGTCTTAAGACCTGCAATTAAAGTATCACGCTGTTGGCGTAGTTGACCAAATTCTGCATCTAATAAATCTGCTTCAGACTTTGCTTTGTAATAAGTCTGGTATGTGTTATCTACTTTTTCAGCAATAGAGTTAAGATCATCTTGGTGTTTGATGATGTCTGCTTCAAGCATATTGATGTCGCCAGATGCTGCTTTAGCTTCTGCACGAACTTTCGTAACATCACCCATGACATCTTCAACATCACGAGCTACAGCCTTGATCGGTGCTGCCTTCGCTTCTGCTGCACGAGCTGCGGCTTTTGGCCCAACACGAAGTGTTACGCCAAACTTTCCAGCCTCTTTACCGATCTTCAGTAAACCTACACCCGGAACATAAGTGAGTGGGTCTGCTGCTAGGTTAAGAACGAATCCTGAAACGGCTTGGAATGTACGAGCTGCTTTAGTCTCTGGGTTATCGAATAGTGCTTGAGTTAATCCTGTGGAATATGTCCAAGGAACTCCACCCTTCATAGAAGGGCCGGCGGCAATCTTTGCCTTAAGTAATGCTTTACCTACCGCAGAGTTTGGATCTGCACCAAGAAAACCAGTACCTACATCAATCTTGCCAGTCTTAAAAAGGTTGATAAGAGCTTGTCCTGTTTGTGTCTCATCAAATACATTCATTCCACCTTTGCCAGATACACCGTTACGAACGGTTGCTTCGAGCATTTCAAAAGGTGTTGATAGAAGCATGAATGCAGTACGAGTTAATGGTGCTAAGAAGTCAGCAGGTGAACCCTTTTTTGCAGAGTTCTGTTCCTTGAGTTTGGCAGCAGCAGCAACGGCTGCGTTACGCTGTGCATCAAGTAATGCTGATCCATCAAGAGTCGTCAAAGCATTAGCAGTATTGCCACCAATAGGAGCCCCTGCCTTAGTAAGGCCCATAACTGCACCAGTAGATGCTGTTGGATAAGCCTTAGCCATAGCGGCTAGTTGCTTTGCAAAATCAGGATTTAAGTATTTAGATTGCTGAGCCTGTATGTATGCATCATAAGCTGCTGTTCCTTCTTGGGGAATAGAACTTAACGATGCACCGAGACTACCTGCACCTAAAGTGCCTCCGGTTTTCCCTGCCATTAACGCTTCTCATAATCTAATCTTTGTCCTAATCTAACCAGATCTGGATCTGGGTATAGGGCAATAAGTTGACGAATAAGGGTTGCTGTCTCATCTGGTGCAGATGGCGGAACAGGAAGTATTTCATTTCCCGGGCCAGCACCAAATCCTGCACCGTATGTAATCTCTTGATTTACATTTGGATTAGGTGTTGAAAAATTACGAGTAGGCATTGCTGTTGGAGCAATCATTCCTGCCCCACCACCCATTGCACCAGTCTCTGTTGCTGCTAAAGGAACTTGTGTTTGGAGTTGATTGAGTTCTGTATTCTCACCGTATGCTCCACCGGTAATGGATTGTGCTGCTTGCCTACCTGTGTATGGGCCTTCAGCCATCTTTAGCCTCCATTTTTTCCATGTCTTTCGCCATTCTTTCCCACATATACTGCTTCTTTGCTTCGTTAACAGAGTGTGAGTGGATAATCTTAGTTATCAATGAGAAGAAATCTGCGAATGAATAACTTATTTTGTATAGTAAATCTGATACTGCGTAAATAAAATCTATCTTCTTTGCAGGGCGAGCCAATACAAACATATCTTCGACTTCATCGAATTCTTCATTTGACATGGCTCGCCCTATCTAAGAGTTATTACTTAGCTTTCTTTCCTGCTGCTGATGCTGGCTTACCTGCAAAACCAATTTTCTGTTCTGCTGACTTGCCCTTTGCAGACTTCTTTCCCATGATTGGGCCAAGAAGCATCGCCTTAGCGACAGCACCTTTCTTTGTTCCGAACATATTGCACCTCCAGATGCGTTATCTTGCCCCAGTTAGGGCTGCTAAAAGATCAGTCATTGGTGGCGTTCCACCTTGTGCCAGATCTGTCCTACGAGAGAACTGGCCGGGGCCAGCCACCATTTGGGAACCGGCAGCCGGGGCCGCTCCCGGAACCATACCCATAGGTGATGGTTGCGAAGCACCGGGGGCCATCGCAGTCGCTGCCGGTTGTTCTACTGGAGCAAACGCTTTTGCAACGATTGACTCCAATGCTTGACCTTTTGCTCTACCTTCAATGATGTCGGCAAGTCTTTTAACAGCTTCTGTTGGATCCCCACCCTGAGTAGCAAGCATTGGAATTGCATTTGCATACTGGGATACGGCGGTACGAAGCGAATCACGAAGTTCTTCGATGTCGATTCGCTGTTCTTCCTGAGTCACATTGATTGAGAATGGAAGATTACGGCGGAGGAAGTCACGAGAAATCAACTTATCTCCACGAAGTTGCAATCCAAAGATTGCTGCACGGTTAGGATCAAGTCCTGCCATGAGACCATACTGAACATCTACTGTGTAATCACTATTGATGTCTCGTGATGGGATGTACTTAAGTTCATAAGGTGTTCCGTCATCAGAACCACGAATTGTTTTCTGTACAGATCCAAATACCTGTTCATCCATGCAGAATGCAATGCCGATAAGGTTGATAAAGAATCGAGCAAAGACTGCCTGTGCTGCTTTGATCTGTGAGTCAAAGCCACCCATAAGTGCTTGAACACCACGACCAGTAACGATAGATGCATCGATCTGACCTGTTCGACCTTCTGGATAACGAGATCCCATACGGAGTTCTCGTTCAAGGTTCTGTGTCTCAGCAAAGACTCCACCCGGTAGTTCAATAGGAACACGGCGGATTCTTTCTGGTGTATTGGAACGGAGCAAAGCATCTGGGCCAAGCTGGAATTCCTGTACATCAGGTGGAATAGCAATCGGTGCATTGACTGACTTCTTAGCTGCTTCTAGTTGAAGCAAAGCAAAGCGAGCCTTAGCCATCTGTACCGGCAATACATCATCGAACTGACCACGAGTTTGACCATCAACTGTTGGTCGTTCTGCAATATCTACTAGAACCTTACCGAGAAGATTAGGAGTATTGGTTAGAACCAAGTTATCCATATCTGGCAAGAAGATCATGTCCTGATCTTTATCGTGATAACGAACCATAGTCATGGTTGTCTTCTGGCGATACTTGCTCTTGATCTGTGATTCATACTCTGGGTATTGATG